GCTTGCCGAGTGGGTGTTTTGTGGCGTTGAGATCAACGGCCGTTCCCGAGGCGTGGTTGGAAAGGTTGCCCGCGTCCTCCTGCCCTCTAATGGCACGGTAGGCATAGCCCCAGTCGTCGAGCTGTCCGTCGTCCAGTTTCTCTACGCGTTCGTGGAACTCTCGGCAAAGGTTGATAAGGAGCGGCGCAACTTTCTTGCTACACCGTATCTTTAACTTTGTGCCGGGGACTTGGAAAGACTGGACTCCTATGGTGCGAGGCTCGTCGGAAGCTGGCCACCCGTTTTGAGAACTAGCCAAGTAATGCCGCCACCTCTGCCTCGTCTAGTCCAAGGGCGCGAAGTTTGTCTGCCGCGCTGAGGCGTTTAGCTGTTCGAGCTTGCTCGGCCGCGTCTTGCTCGGCTCGTTGATCTTCTGCTGCTGCTCGGTCTGCCTCTAGCTGGGCAATTTCCTCGTCGGTGAGCTCTATTACTGTCTGTTCCCCAGTAGAACAATCCACGATTAGTTTGGTTGGCTTATCCATTCCTTCTCCTTAGCTATTCTTAATTCCGTATAGGTCAAAACGAGAACCGGAAACAAATCTACTTCCTGCATCAGCAATATAAGTAATCGTTAAAGAAGTAATTGCGGTTGTGTCCTGAAATAAATTTGCATTACCAAAAATTTTGGTATAAGTGCTAACGCTGTTATTTTCAGTAACTGCCGTGCTACTAATTTGTCTATTCTGAGAAACGTTGTAATTTGGTATATAGATTTCCACATTAGAAAATGTGTTAGCTGTTGCGGAATTATGATTTATACCGCCATAAATTCTTAAACCTGGGTCAGCGTTAGCCGTTGTTCTCGCCAAACTGCTAACAGCAGCGCCAGTTCCTTGGATAGCGGTTACTGAATTCACACTTGTGGACGTTGAGCCATTGGGTTGTAAATAAAAATTTTCTCCACCATTTGTTGAATAAGTGGCGTTACCTCTTACTGAACATAATAAAAGTAAATCGGTATAAGTTGAAGGAATAGCAGAAAAAATAACGCTCGCGGTATCAACGGATAAAACTGTTTTTGCAATAGCAACGTAAGTTGGTGTAGGCATTATGCCGCCTTAATTCCGTATAGGGCAAAAGTTGATGATGTGGAAAAAGAACCAGAATCGGAATATAAAGTAATGGATGTTATCGCGGAAGTGCTGCGCCACAGACCTACTGCTCGGGTAACATCACCACTTCCATTGTTATCAAAACTTGATTCGCTTAAAATTGTTTTGTTTGTTGATCCAGCATAATTAAAGACGCTAATTTTAGAAAACATTGGAATAGTGGTACTAAATCCTATTGTTAATGCCCCAGGAGCAATCCAAGTTTGAGAAGAAAATCTAGAACTGCTCGCTGCAGAACCCGTACCTTTTATATATGTTGTGGAATAATTTGTTGCCGTATCCCCATTAAATCTCATATATAAATAATCCGCAGTAGAACTTAAAACGTTTGCAACAATAATCAAATCTGTATAAGAGGCACTAATTGAGTTAAAAGTAATTGTTGCATTAGAACCAGTACCAGTAGTTTTTGCTATTGGCTCGTACGTTGCTCCTGCTGGCATTATGCTTCCTTAATTCCGTATAGGGCAATTCTTGTGGTTGTAGCGTAATTTGAGGCGCTAACAAAATCTAAGCGATTTATAGCAGAAGTGTTCAACCATAAACCAGAAACAATGGCAACCGAACCAGAACCGTTTTGATCTGTTCCCTCAAAAACTCTTGCGGTTTTATTTTTAGTAGTGCTAGCGTAGTCTAAAATATCTATTATCGAAACATCTGGAATTGTTGTTGTTGCGGTGTTATTTACGCCGGCTGCTTTAATAAAGCCAACCGCAGTTGCTCCCAATGCTGAAGCAGTTGTACCTGTGCCGTAAAGATAGTGCACTGCATAGTTAGCCGCACTATCATTATTGAAAGTCATATTTATATCATTTGTACCGGAAGCTGTTACTTGATGAATCCTTATCTGTAAGTGCTTAAACGTGCTCGGAATAGAACTAAAAGTAATTGTGCCACTTGAACCCGTGCCAGTAGCAGTAGCGATGGATTCGTAAGAACTTAAAGAAGCCCCACCACTACCTACTTGACCAGCAACTAATGCACCAATCATTAGGCGATTGACCCCACAACTGTCCAAGCATTTGTAGCGGTCTTGATTGCAACGGCTGATTTGTATTGAGCAACTGTCGGGGAAGCTGATACCGCACCTGCACTTGTTACCGTCGTCGTCCCGGAAGTAACCGCGTTAATGGTGAGCAACCCTGCGCCCGTGTTAAGAATTGTTATCGCCGTGCCGTTAGGGAAAGCGTAAGTAGCGTCGGTAGGAATGGAAACGGTTTTCGTGCTGGCGTTGGTGGTAATAACTAAAACTTGGTACTGATCCGTTGAGGCGAGCGTATACGTCGCTCCGCTTTGGGAATTGAGGGTGTACGAAACGAGCCCGTTTACCATAGCGGCGGTAAGAACGTCTCCCGTAGCGGCGGGTAATCCTGTTGGCATTGTTTACCTTCTTTCTAGGTTAATAGGATAGTACGTTTTGTCCCAATACTCCGTATTGTGAGTTCCCAATAATGAACGCGTCTATTATCGGTTCGGCCGTGGTAAAACGTGTTATCCAGCTTTGGGGAGTAATGGAGTGCGTTACGCCGAATATCTGTAAAGTCTTAGTAATACTGGAGCTCCCCGGTTGAGTCTGCGTTACGGTAATCGGGTCGAAATAGTCCAGGCTTAGAGCCGCCGCAATTCCGCTGTTGTAGTCGGGTGTGTAAAGGTTGAGGGTTATCGAGTCGCAACGAATAGAGGTATCTTTTCGACTTGCCACGTATGCCCGGGCGTAGTTATTAGCCTCGGTCGTCGTTTGCATTAGAAGCCCGGTTACGTCGTAGCTATGGAGAAAGTACGTATTTACACTTGTCGAGTCCGTGTAGCTCTGAGTAGCTAATCCGGTCGCGGTTACGTTGGCTTGATTAAAGATTTGTGCGTCATTTAGTACCCAGTCGGCGTTTGAGTATCGAATACCGACCCCACTATCTACAAAAGCCGTCGGCGTACCGCCGATAGAGTTACTCGTAACCGTGCGATCTTGAAAGACTACCTCTCCCTCGGCGTTCACGTAGAGGGCTCCGTACTCGGTCGTCGCAACCGTTTGGAGAGCTGAGAGAGCAGTACGAGCCGTCCCGGGGTCTGCCTGTACCGTGGTCTGCCCGGTATCTATATCTCGCATACCAGTAGGCCAAGAGATTTGGTTAAGAATATCGGTTATACGTGCGCCGGTTGTTTCTCCCGCGGTTGCACCGGTAACGGTAGAGACGGTCGCAAGGTTGAGAAGCTGAAACGCGTCTAGGGCGGTTATGGTGGTCGTAGAGACTTCTCCCACGAATTGACTCTGCCGGTAGTTGTAGCCGGTGATATAACCGCTAAAAACGCTATACCCTAGCCCAGTATTAGTATCGGTAGCGCTTATCTGTATTTTACGGAGCGGCAAGAGATAGCCGTAATAGGGCGAGGCGGTATTTTGAGGGTTAAAGTCTCCGTTTTGATCCGCTAGGACTATGGTAGCCGTTCCAGTCTGAAATACGTCGGTGAGAAGATTACGACCTCGGGTTGTCTGTACGGTCTGCACTTGATTAGAAACGTCTACGACGAGGCTCGCGCTATCGGCGAGTACGTTCGTCCCCAATATGCCATAGCCCACGATAAAGGCTTGGCCGAATGAAGCCCCGGAGGAGAAGTTAATCGAAACGGAAAGATTAGGGAGCGCCATTAGATAAACCCGGCGGGAGTTGTCGTACCTCCGAAGCGCGTATAACGCGTCACCGCGTCGGCGATTAGATAAACAATTCTGTTCTCGTCGGAGATTATACCCGCGTCTACGTTGATATTTATATCTCCGCTTGATCCGTACGTGCCATATTGCAAGCTCGAGGATACGCCGCCGCTTGGCGCGTTGGTGGCCGGAGGTGCGCTTTGCGCGTTGCCCGTGGGAGCGCCAAAAGAGCCGGGCAACATACCAGCGCTACCGCCGGGGGTAATGACGTTTATATACGCGTTAAGCGGGTTGGACGCTAGCCACTCTTGAAGCGCTGTTAGTTCGCTTTTGCGCTTTTGGTTGGCCGCTGTATTAGCCGCCTCTATCTCTTTAATACGGGCGAGTTCCGCCCCGGCGTTTTTCTTTTGTAAAGCCTCAAGTTCTGCTAGAGCCTTTTCGTCGTCGGTTTTTACTTCGGTTTTTAAGGCTTTGAGGGCTAGAAGTCGTTTACGATCTTCCTCAGATAAATCACCTTTTAAGGCGGCTTCAATAGCGATCATATCCTGGTCGAATTTAGCCGCTAATTTTTTGCTCATTGTTATAGCTCTTTGAGTAGCTAATTCTTTGGCCTTTGCCGCCGCGGCGGCTTTTGCCAGCTTAGCGGCTTTTTCCTGAGCGATTAAAGACTCTCGCTCGATAGCTCGAGCATTTGGACGCATAGGTGTTTCACGTGAAGCCTTACCTACGTCGTTAAGTATTGGCAATATCCCTTTATTAAACTTGCCAGTACCGGCTATGTTGCCGACTTTAGCTAGGTCAATATTAAGAGCTCCAACAATTTTGGCCAGCGGCTTGAGTTTCTCGATAACCGTCGTTACTCCGGCTATGACGTTAGCGGTCGAATCCCCGAACCGGGTCATTTGATCGGCCGCGTCTCCTACGCCATTCTCTCCGGTAAGGCGCTCGACGGAGTTAAGGAGCTCGGTACCGATAACCTCCGAGGCTTCGCTCGCCGCTATTCTTAAACGGTCAATTTTGCCGGCGTAGCTTTCGGCGGCTTCCGTCGCTTGACCGGCGAATAGTAAGCCTAGTTTTGCGGTGAGTTTCTCAAAGTCTCCGGTCTTGAGCTCTGCTTTTGTGAGCCCTGCACCGAGACGGCCGAGAGAAGTCGTGTTACCTAAATAGGCGCGAGTGAGTGCAGTCGTGACCGACTCTAGACTCTTGCCCGTACCCGCCGAAACGTTAAGCGCAAGGTTGAGGAGCTCTTGGCTTTTAGTAACTGATCCCGTAGCGGTAACGAGACGCTGGAAAGCCGGGCGTAGTTGATCGTCGGCTACTCCGGTAGCGAGCGAGGTATCTTTGACGAACTTTTCGACGTTTACGCTTGAGTAGGCCAAGCCGAGGTTTTTAAGGCTACGAGCTAAAGACTTTTGCGCTTTGTCGTCGGCGGCCGCGGCCATTACCGAGCGCTTAGCGAATACGGTTAAACCGGTCGTAGCGGCGGCAAGGGAAAGTTTAGAAGCTAGGCCAAAACGCTTAAGAGTTTTCTCGAGGCCTTTAATATCGCGGGTAGCGGCTTTGGTGCCTTTGTTGTTATAGGTAATCGCTATGGGGACTTTAATAACCATTAGTACCTAGCCAGTCTGCGGTTTATCATATCTTGATATTTCGCTACTACTCTGCCCATTTTGACCGTTATCTCTGCCCGGTTATTTATCGCGGCTCTCCACGCTAGACGGCCTTGCTTACCGATTACGCGCATACCCGAGCGCTCCTCGATATTTTTAATGAACTGCCGACCCTGAGGAGTTGCCCCGTCGGTCTTTCGTCCCGCGGTTTCGTAAATAGCTCCGGCGGGGTTGGCGTTGATGAGTAAGTAAGCGCGTTCGCGGGTGTTAAGTGATTTATTACGAACGGGGCCAATTTTGGAACGGACTCCGGTACGAATCTTTGACGGGGTGAAGTTTAACTGCGTTCCCCACTTGGCACCGGTAAGAGACTTTTTCTCCCACCCGGACATAGGCGAAGTGCCGGGAACCATACCCCGCGTTTCTTGCACCAAGTCTTTCATTACCGAATACATCTCTTTATTCATAGCTTTTAGAGTTTCATTATCAAAGAGCTTGAGGTAGGCCACGGCTTCATCTAGTCCGTCTATTCTTGTTGCCGCTGGCACGTTTCACCGCCTCCGCTCTGTCGTGTAATACTCTAAAAACTGCCGCTAACATCTCCGGGCTTGCCTCGGCTAACGCTTGCGGTGGTATTCCTGTCTCTACTGCTATCGCCGCTATCTGATACGTGAGCGTCTGTTGATCGCTCACCCACCTAAAGGGTCGCTCTCTGCTACCTCCACGGCTTTGAGAGTCTCGAGAAAAGCCTCGCCGAACGGTGGGACTGTCTGCCCGGAGCGTTTAATCGCTTCCCAGCATAAGTAGTAAACGTCGGTTTGTTTCTCGTCCTCTCTAAAAGCTCGGTTAATGCCTTTCTTGGCGTAAGCCTCGAAAGCTACCTCGATAGCCGGGGTAATCTCGTAGTGTTCGACTACCCCGGTGTTACGCGTGATTATTAACTTTGCCATTTTCTAGCCCTTTCTAGTCTCTTACGACGTAGCGATAGTTACGTCGGTCGTGCAATCAAACGTAAAGTCAATGGTCGCTACATCGCCAATAGTTCCGTTTACCGGAGTGTAAGCATTGACGAAGCAAGAGCCCGTGTACTTCGGATTAGTAGACGCAGCGGTCGAACCATTAGGCGCGAGCTCAAAAGCGGCCGACGTTCCCTTGAGTGAATCAAGGACTGCTCGGGTAGCTCCTGCTCCGATTGCAATTTGATCAAGGTATAGCGTCCCGGAAATCTGATGAGCCGCTAGGCCTTTGAGATACTTTCGAGAAGCGTCCCCGGAAGCTGTAACGTCGAGCTGGTCGTAGTTGATATTTAAGCTAATGGACTGTACGACGCTAGATAGATCATACGTCCCCAACTTGAAGTAGCTATTTTGTGCAAAATAAACGGCCACTTGATTACTCCTTATCTTTCTTTGTCGGTGCCGACGCTACTTCTTCAAGTATGCCGGTCTTGATAAGGCCGGGGACGTCCCAACCTTCTAGCTGAGCGTCGGTAAGGGTTCCACCCTGACCAACTCCCGCAAGTTCATTATCTGTTAGCACTTTGTAAGTAGCCATTATTTAACTCCAACCTGTAATGATTTCGATAGGTAACTCGGTCTGTAATAAATTGCCGCTTGGGGTTTCCAATATGCCCGGCGCGCTAAAGTCTCCGACGTGGATCGTGAGAGTCGTAGCGGCGGCCATCTTTGCCATTAGAGCGACTATGTAATCTTCTATCTGCGTCAGGTTCCCTTGATTATCAAAGAGAGGTACCGCTAATAGAAGCTTGAAGCGTACGACCGGAGCTATGGCGAGCTTTTGGTTACTTTGTACGCGGATATAGGGCTCGTCGGGTGCGATCGTAATACTGTTCGCCGTTGGCGTAGGAGGTGGGTACGAGTAAACGTCCCATACTCCGGCGTTTGTTAGCGCGGTCTTTAGGTCGGCTCGTAGCGTCGTTATGGTCGCTGGCATTAGCCCGCCATACCGGAAGGCGCAAGGTAAGGCGCAAGTATCCCGCGTACTTTGCCGAGAAGTGCATTCCCGAGAGTGAACGGGCTCGGTAGGTATCCGTCAATAGTGGCGACCGCTGATCCCGGAGCTTGTCGGCTCTGCCATATCGTGACGGCTACGGTAGCGGAAGCCTCGCGCACCGCTGGCACCGTCGCGTAGTCGTCGGCGTGAAAAGGCCCCTGAATCTTGCCGTAAGGCCGAATAAGGTGAAAATCTTCTACGGCTTGGTTATTTATTGCATAAGTCAAAGTAAAAGGCGTTACGCCGGTGATCGTTTTTGAGCCGTTATAGTGCCCAGCGCAACCGCTGATTACTACGGTTTGTCCCACGTTGAAGCCGTGAGGTATTGGGGTCGTAAGAGTTGCTACGTTAGTCGTTGCTACTTGATGGCCGGATACCGGCACGTTGTTAAACCATAAAAACGACTTAATTAAATCCTCGGCCGCTTGGCAGACTTCTTCGACTACTGCGTCCGTGTAAAGAGTCCCGATCCCCAAAATTGTACGTAGCTCCGCTTTGGTTATATACGTTGCCGCCATACTCGGGACTCCTTACTCGTTGAGGCCTACCCCCGCGGGACTAGGCGCGAGGGTAGGGGTCTAGGTTTGTATTAGGTGAGGTTGAAACGACGGAGGCCACCGGCTACGAGTGTCTTAGTAGCGAGGTATCCGTAGAGCATTGTCTCGATTTCACCTGAGGTTGGGACGTTAGTGGAGAGACGGAGAACCGGGCTCTCATAAATCGCGATAGCCGACGGCACAACGATAAACGCTGACTCGTCAATAGTTGTCGCAACCATATTCGCGTCCACGAAGAGATCAAGGCCAAGAACGTTTCCGCGTAGGCTCTGAGGGTTCGCGTTTCCGCCGCTGTTGTATGGGCTTCCCGCGTTGTAAATTGGACGACCGGTTGAATCTACGGCACCCATTAGCAAACCCCATTGAGAAGTGCCAGCGATATAGGCAGTCGGTAGTTCACCTGTTGCCGCATATGCGAGAGGTACTTCGGTGGAGACAAAGGAGATAATTCCGGCGCTTGTTGCCGCTACTCCTGTTGCTTGAGTTCCGCCCGCTGTAATTTCTGCGATTACTGCCGCGTCGGTTGCCTTGTTATAGGCGCGGGTCATATTGTCGAGCATAGCTTGGAAAAAGCTAGGGTCTGAGCGCTCGATAAGTTCGACTGAGTAGCGCTGTAAACCTGCGTACTTCTTTACTGTCGCGTTTACGTATGAGCTAACGATACCTTGCTCGGAAGGTGCGCCACCTTCTGCGGTTTCTGCAACTGTTCCCGGTGTTGTGATTTTCGGAATAGAGACGGTCATACCGGAGGCCATAAGCGCACGGCTACCGCCGAGAGCGTCAATAGCTGGACGTGATCCGATAAGAGTATCTACGACCGTTGGGACGTATTGAACCGGAGAGAAAGCCGGGTTAGTGGTAAAGGAATCATCTGCAAAGTTCATAGCCTTTGACGCTTGAGCGTCTGCGGCACGAACATAGTCGCGAGAGTCGTCATTACCGAGGCTCGCCTTAATGGAGTGCTCTAGGTACTGCGCCTTTGTGCGGATAGGGTGACGTACTTCCATAGCGGTCACTACGACGCTAGGGCGTGAGGCTTCTACCTTCTCGGCTTCTACCTCGGGAGTTGGGGTAGCGTTTTCCACGCTCGCCTCACTTTCGGTTGGTTGGGTTTCTTCTTCTGTGGTTTCCGGTTCGCTTTCGCTCGCGGCAACGGTAATGACTTCGGCCGACTTGAAGGCCGGGGTATGGACGAGGCTCGTTTCTTGGAGGCGGGCCGCGCTAACGTAAATTACGCCCTCGCGCTCGGTTGCTTTGTCTACGAGCACGCCAACGCTTAAACCGTCGCGTAGGGACTCGGAAGCTTCTACGAGTGCGTCATTACCTCGAGAGGTTTCGCTTACCTTAAATTGAGCAAAGATACCCGCGTCGGTTTGTTGAATATTTATAGCTCGGCCGATAGGTTGCTTGGGATCGTGCTCAAGTAAGAGCTTAAATCGCTCGTTAGGAATTGCAATAGAGCCTTTCTCGAATACGACGGCACCGGCTGAGGTTTGTCCTATCTCACCAAACGGGACAATTTTACCGGAGATTACTCGACGAGCTGAATCGCTCGCTTCGATAGTTCCGCTAAAGGTCAGTAAGTTCGCTTGATCCATCAGGGGTTAAATCCTCCATTTCTTTTGCTTGGTCTAATGAAATAAGTCCTAAAGCCAGCATTTTCTCAATTATGGCTAGGCGTGTAAGAGCGTCTGACCTTAGGAACCCGTCGTCTAGCCCTGCGCGTACATAATTTTGAGAGTTCGTCATATCGTTCATAGATAAGCGTCCTTCGATTGCTTCAATGTACGGACGGAGCGACATATCAACAAACTGGCGACGCTCATCTATGACGTTTGCATAGGTTAAAGAATTATTCATATCCGCGCTTAACATATACGCCGGAATATTAGTCATACGTGCTATCTCTGTTGCGAGGAATTGCAACATCTCGTTATAGCCCATTTCTTTAGGGCTAAAGCTTGTCGTCTTAAAATCTAACGCGCTGTTTAAGTATCCGACGTTATTTTGTAAACGTGCAGATTTCCACTTGCTGAGTAATCCTACGATTTGATCTTCCGGTAAATCTGCGCCGGTATTTTTAATATAACCCGTTTGTACCGGAGTTTTTGCCGCCACGCTTGCGGCGTATTGTGCGTCGAGTGCCGCGCGAATTGTACGACCGCCTACGTTTAATATTCCATCATTTAACGACTGGAAAGTAATAAGAGAGCCGAGTCCGTCCATTGGTCGTACTTGACCGTCTACGGTGTATCCGATTACTAACGTGTTATGTAAATTGTAACGAGGAGTAACGCGCTCATTTGCAACAAAAGCGAAACGAGAAGGCCGCCCGGTTCCGTCATTGTACTGCTCCACCACTTCCCAGTAAGCAACGCCGTAAAAAAATAAAGCGTCGGCGGTGTAACTCATTGTTACTTGTCGCGGTTGATTTTTGTCCGGTTGTTCCAACCATAACGGGCTACCTAATTCTTCACCGTTACTTTTGCGGTATAAGTGAAACTCAGTAGTACCAACAATTCCGCATATAAGATCACGCGCTTTTTTTACGCTTGGAACCGCTAGAGCCTCTGCTCGAGTTACATATACGTTATAACCGTTTCCGTATATGCTCATTTCGGGAACCGTCATCACGGGCGGCGCGAGTTGAGCCTCGATTTTCTGCGTGGGTGGAACGAAGGCAGAGGTTAGCGTCGAAAGGATTCCCACGCGACCATTTTACGGTAAATTGTTTTATTTTGTCCGTATTGCCCCGGCGTGTCTAATTGACGACCATCACGGCGACGCTTTGAGGTTGCGAGGCTTGCCAGCTGACCATAGCGGCGGCAATAGCCGCGCATATTTCGCCCGACGATCTACGCCGCACTAATCGCCAGCCGTGCTCGGTAATTTTGCTTGAGCAGTTAGCAACGGCGTTAGTTAATCGTGGGTCGTTATTGTGAGCAAGTTTCCGGGAGCTCATCATCTGTGCGAAACGGTGGGAGGCTTCGACTTGGCTACGTCCCGAGCAGTCGGCAAGCATAGCGCCGGAGGCCGACAAATAGGTCGCGGTGTTTTGGGTCATATAGCGATCGTAGAGAGTTATCCGTGGCCGCCATTGTTTAATAAGGGCGTTTATATCACTTGCCAGGGTTACCTCGTCTATCGGGTGCTGGCTCTCCCACTCGTTCACCACAAAAAGGTTCACCGTGTCGCCGACCTTTTGTCCGGCTACCAAAACCGCGTACCGCTGAGTATGGGACTTATCAAAAGCAAAAAATAGCTCCCCACCTTCGAC